CCACGTACTCCGGCCCGAACAGCCCCGACAACCCGGTCAACCCTGAAAGGCCCGATATGCCCATCTCACTGCACCCACGCGTGCACGTTTACGATCCCGCTCACGCTCGCCCCCCCGGCCGCCAGCGTCGCCACCACCGCGCTGTTCGCCGCGAACCGCTTCGGAGGCACCCACTGAAAGAACCCCGGCCCGCCCTTCGTAATATCCACCTTGAACACCTGCGTTCCCCCATCCGTAATCGCCAGGCTGCCAGCCGTCGGATTCGCGTCATAGCTCCATTCCACCGACGCGATCACGTGCCGTTTCCCCGCCCCCGCCGCCGCCAACGTCACCACCGCCGCCGTATTCGCCGCCGGCTCGTGCACCTGCGTACTCGCCGCCGGCTGCGCAACCAACCCTGTCTTCGCCATTCTTGCCTCCTACTCTCTCCCCTCCCCCGCCAGTCCCCGCAGCGGGGGAGGGGCCGGGGGTGGGGGCCTCTTCCCCTAATTCCCCTTAGCGGACCTATCGCCTACTCCGACCATGCGCCGGGTGAATCTCTCTCCGCTCCCCCGTCCGATCCCGCGCCTCCAACTCTGCCCGCCCCGCCTCCCTCAACTGCTGCGACAACTCGTCGTCCGCATCCTCCGCCCGCACCAAGCACACCGACGTCCGGCAATACCAATGAAACGGCGGATCGCGCAACCGGTCTGCATATCGCGGCGTCCCCGTCAGCTCAAAATCTCGCCGCAGGCCGACCACCTGCCCGTGCACCCGCAAACAACAGTCCGTCGTCCGCTCGTCTATCGCCGCCACCGCCTGCCTCATAAAAGACACGGGCGCGCGCCGCGCGCCCCCCCCAACCACCGCTATCCACCCCAGCAGCGCCGCGATCGCCAGCCACCGCGCCCCCTCCCGTGTGGCCACGCTCGGATTCAGCAGCCCCACCCGCTCCTCGTCTCCCACCACCATCCCCTCGTCCCAATCCATCGCCAGCGCCGCCCGCGCCCCCGCGATCTGCGCCTCCACCGGCCCCATCCACGCCGCATGCGCCGCCTGGATGCCCTCAAATATCCGCACCCGAGGCGCCACGAGTCCGTAAATCCCGGCCTCTCGTTCCGCCTGCTCCATCCCCAGCTCCTGCGCCTGGACCAGCATCCCGTGCGCGATCTCGTCTACCTCCGCCCGCAGCCCGGCCAGCACCTGCACCCCCTCCACCAACCGCATCGCCCCCTCCCGCCGCATCACATCCCGCAGCGCCCGCCGGCTGCTCCGGTACGCGCTCAATATCGCCCCCCTCGGATGCTCTGCCGTCCCCATCCGCCCAAACAGCACCCGCAGCCCCTCCCCCGTCCGCTCCGCCGCTCGGATCGCCTGCCTGTGCTCCGTGATCGTCATCTATGACCGCCTTCAAGCATTAGCGGACCTATACCGTTGCTTGCAATTGTGGAGCAACAGGCCACCGTTCTGGATCTCCCCTACTGCGCCGCGTTCGCAGTACACTCTCTCGCACCTGCCGCTGCGCCTCGTGAAGATTTGCGGTTGTCGCCGTAAAGCCCTCCAGCCCATCCTCGTCCAGGTCCCAACTGTTCTCGCCCTTGCCCGAAAACGGAATCGCTTGTTGCAGATCAATATCTGTCCTGATTGCCCTCTTCACCCACGGCCATCGAGGTCGCTTCCAGGTAGATTCATACGTGCGATATGTTGCCGAGTACACACCCTCCGGCATCCAAACCCGCATATCGCCTGTTGCTATGTCTCGGCTAGAGTGTTTTTCGTCGCCCAACAGAACATCTATCGGATGAATCGTAAATTCCCACCACCACGGCTGATCGGACCGCCACTCCATCTCGTTTTGCCATAGGCTGATCCAGATCATTTTGTCAAAAATGCGAATGCCGATAGTCCGCTGCTCAGGATACCAGAACTTTTCTCCGGGCTTAATGCTGCTATCGGCCCAATGTCCCGGCAACCACCCATCTGGACCAGCCGGAATGAACCCATCCAACGTGATGTACAGCGCAACCAACCACGGAATCGCAATCTGCAACATCACGCCCCGATCTCCGTCCACATGATTGAGATCGAGCGACAGGGCGCACCGTTTCGACCCAAAACGCCACTCAACCCCGATCTTCTTGGTCGTATTGTAACCGGGCTCTCCGATATAAAGCCATCCCCGCCCGTGAGGCCAGTATCCCTTGTACGGGTGTTTGCTCTTGTCACTCAATCCTTGACTATGCCAATACAGTTTCAATGTGTCCTCCCTTAGGTCCCCTAACCATCCTTAGATCCTTGTGCCACTAATCGCCCTTAGCGGACCTGGTCCGTCCCATCCTGATCGTCCGCGTTCTCGCCCCCCGCCGGCGCCCGATTGTCCATCCCCATCCCCATCTGCAACATCCCCACCCTGGCCTGGTACTCGTCGCTATCCATCATTTCCGCGATCTCGTCCTGGCTGTATCCTGCCTCTGCCCAAATCCTCGGCAGCGGCACCCCCAGCTTATCCCGCTTGATCGCCAGCCCCTCCAGAAACGCCTTCTCATCTCGCGTTTCTGCCGGCTCCCACTGGCACTCCACCCGCGCCTCCTCGTCCAGGCCCGCCTGGCCGAACGCGTTCGCCAGCCGCCGCGAGGCGTACAGCACATCCTCCCAGCTATTCCCAAAAGAGACTTGGCGATCCCGCACCTTGGCCAGCAGCGGGCTCTCCTGCTGCTTCAAAGTCCCTTCGGCCGCCACCTGCCGCGTCGCCTGGAACCTCGACGTCGGCGTGTCCGTTACCTTCGCCAAGGCCAGCTCCAACCCCATCCACAGATCCAACATCGGCCGCAGGTCCGCCGCGTCCAACGCCGACACGCTCGCGTCCCGAGGGCTCTTTGTCGATCCCAACCAACAGCCCGGATGCACTTCCAGGTAATTCGATCCGTCGCTCTCTGGCGGATTCCCATCCGTCGTCGGGTAAAACCCCAGCGCGATCAGCATCCGGAACCCCGTCGCGTCCGCCGTCGCCAGCACGTCCAACACTGTCTTGTTGATCCCATCCTGCACCGGCACCGCGTCCCACAGCTCTGTCCGCAGGTCCGCGTTATTCCGAAAATGGATCAATGGAATCCCCAACGGGCGCCCCTGCCCATCCACCCACGGCACCGGCCACCGGCCACCGTCCTCCTCAGCGTACGGCGCCCACCCCGCCTCCGAGTTGGTTGTCATCAGCACGTACTTTTCCACCCGCTCCGGGTAGTACAGCGTCATCCGCTGCCGCGTCTCCCGGCGCCCTCGCTCGTCGATCGCCGTCTCCGTCCACCGCTTCGAGGCGTACTCCATCGGCCGGTCCGGGTCCCCGTCCGGGTAGAATGCCTTGCACCCGAACCCCGTCCCCTCGACCGTTGCGTCCGTGTACCGAGGATGCAGCACCCACGTCGGCTGCCCCGCCGCCTCGTCCCAATCCACGAACACAAAATACTCCCCATCCCGCACCGCCCGCGAGTGCACCCGGCTCTGCAGTCCGTCCGACCGGTTCCCCTGCCACCACTCCCAGGCCACTTTCGCAAACGACTCGTCTCCGCTGCCCACCCCCGCAAACCCCGACACGATCAACCGCTCCGCCAGCGCGCTCACCACCGTCCGGCAATAGTTCAGCGCGAACCGTTCGTGTCCGTCGTCCTGGAACCCCAAGAACTCCTTTTGCCGGTCCGTCAGCGGCACCTCGTGCTCCCCCGCGTAATAATTCCGCGCCAGCACCACCGCCGCCTGCCGCCGCTTCTCCTCCTCGGCCAGCCACCCCGCGTACGCGACCTCGAGATCGAGTTTCAAATCTACCGGCATCTGTTCGTCCTTCGTCGTCCGTCCTTCGCCCTAATAAGCAAACACAAATCCCCGCCCCGCTTCCGGCGCCTCGCCCGCCACCATCGCGTAATTCTCCGCGTGAAACAGGTGATCCGCCCCCTGGCACACGTACCGCGCCACTCGCTCCCCCCCCGGCCCATCCTCGATCACCCGCACCGGCCCCGTCATGTGCTCGTAATAGCCTGGTATCTCTCTCGCATCCCCCGGCAATGTGGCCACCCCTTCATAGAAGCGACTCAACATCCGGTCCAGCGACCGGGTACGATCCAGGTTGACAACACCGTTGTCATTGTCCCACTGGATCGGCTCCGCTCGTTTCGTCCCGATCCGCTGGCTCACATAATACGCCAGCCACACCACCCCCTCGCCCAGCACCTGCTGCAATTCCCTTGCCTTCCTCGTCTCCGGCAGCGCGTCGATCACCAGCCGCTGCACGTTATACCGCCGGCACATCCGCCCCAGCTCCTCAAAACTGTCGACCTCCCCCGCCCACACCTGCATCGAACCGTCCTCGGTTCGCGCCCGTATCACCCCATGCAGCACCTTTCCCACATCCACCCCCATCACCGTCCCCTGCTTCGCCGGCAGCACCCCGTGGCCATACTCCCTTCTGCACTTGTCCAGGATCGCCCCCGTCAACTGCCCTCCCCTGGGCACGTATGGCAGCCCCAGGTCCTGGTTATAGCACTCCTTGCGCCGCGTCTCATCCGTCGTCTGCAGCGCCCGCACGATATCGATCAACTCTACCCTCGGCGAGTGCAACTTTGTCGGGTGAAACCCTACCACATCCCGACCCGGCCACGTCGCCACCCACTCCCCGCGCCCCAACCGGTCCACTTTGCCCCCACACCGCTCACACGCCGCCCACGCCCTGTCCTCATAAGGCACATTAGCGGCCCTATCACGACCTGACAGGTCTGGCTTCGACCTGTCAGGTCTCTGCCCATTCCACCTGGTCGGCCGCTGCAAACTATCCCACTCCGTCACCACGTGATCGATCGTCAGCGCCTGCCAATGCCCGCAATGCCCACATCGCACGTGCCACTCCCGCTGATCGCTCCGCTCCCACGCCCCTTCGATCCCCATCCCCGGATAACTTGGCGTGCTCACCCAACGCTCCTCCGCGATCCTCGAATGCCCCAACCGCTTCAGCGCGATCTCGGGCGCGCGCGAGTCCATCTCGTCCACCTCGTCCAGGATCAGCACGTCTGCGTCAATCGACTTGAGCTGAGGCGCGCTCCCATCCTTCCCCACCTGCGCCCCACGAAAATACACAAATCGGTCCCGGACCCGCTTCAGCGTCACTCGATCCGCCCCCCGTCTCCTCCCCCCCGTGCCCTTTACAGCGGGGGGGCCTCCTTCCTCCACCACCTGCGCCAAATACGGCGACGCCTCCAACGCCGGGCCCAGCCTCGCCGCGCTAAAATCGCTAACGTGCGTGTCCGTCGGAAACAGATACAGCACCGTCGCCCCTCGCTGATCCGCCCCGTGCAGCCCATACGTGATCAAATACTCGCTCGCCCCGACCTGGCTCGCCTTCCGTACCACCAACACCCGCGCCCTCGACTCGTACACCTCCCGCAAAAACGGGTGACCCGCCAGGTCAAACGGTCGCTCCGGGATCAACATCCTCCGATGCAACATCGTCCACGTCAGCAGGTCCATCTCCCTCTGCGCTCGCGAGGGGTCCGCGACCCCGAGCCTCCTCCGCCGCCGCTCCAGCAACACCGCCGCCCT